CTCGTAAAAATGGGACAATTTTTTATAGAGAATGGATGGGTTGACGCAGAATCAGAAAATGACTTTGACACACTGATTGAAAAAATATGCGAACCCGCACCTTGGGATTATGTACCAAAACATGCTCTCAAGTAGACAGTTAACAAAGTGCACACTAAACCCCCTTTTCTGGGGGAATAGTGTTTATAATAGTAGTATAAACAAAAGGAGATCCATCCATGAATCAAACAGAAAGACTAATCAACAGAATCAGAGAAGTAGACAACTTTAACGACGTAGCAGAATTATGCGAAGACTTCTCAACTTTCGTTGATGAGATTCAAGAATGGGGAGTACAAGCAATCGCCAAAGTTGAACTTTACTCTGGTAAAAGAATTGAGAAGAATGGCAGAATGGAATGGGAACTCAATCAGGATTTAGATTACAAACTACTTGATCAGTTTTTCAGTTCATTTGGTTACACTAAATCAAATCCACATCCCGCAGGAAACTACGCACACCTAAGATAGACCAGTAGTGGACAGTCGAACAAACTGTCCACTATTTTCCCAAAAGAGACAAAAAATTGTTTATAATAGAAGTATAAACAAAGTTCAAAACAAATTTAAAAATTATGTTCATTCAAAAATTCATCGAAGTTCCAAACACAGATATTAAAGAAGAAGTTACAAACGACTTCGGATTCGACCTATGTTACGATATGGCACAACAGTTCGGACATGCTCAGTTAGTCTGGTATGCTCTCAACGGAAACAGAGTTGTAGAAGGAGAATATACAGACAAAGATTAATCTTCTTTGGGGGTTGTAAAATACCCCTTTATCCTTTATAATTGTACTATACACAAACACGCATTATGATCTTTTCAGAAACCGAACAACTTGCAGTAGACACATTCGTTGAACTACAGGATCAGGTTAAAGCATTTGGTCTCCACAACTTTGAGAGAGAAGAGAGACTTTTATTCAAACAAGGAAGAGAACTTTTGGAACAAGCAAAAAAACAAGCATCTCAGAAGAAAACACCATACACAGATATGGAAACAGAATGCTTATTAAATGCATACTTACTGAATCATGCAGATATGGAGAAAGCAAGGACTGTTTTCTTTAGAGAGTTTCCAAACACTAAGCATAGCACCTCTTCAGTCTGGCAGAAGATCAGTAGAATCAGAACGTTAGACAACCTATTTCCAGAGGATACAGAATGGGACACAGATCTACAGGTTAGAACCATGTGCGGAGAATACAACTACTACCACGGAGAGAAGAGGTTCGCAGTATGAGATTAATTATGGCAAGCGATCTCAAATCCAGAGATCGCAGGTGGGTTACATATTCCAACACTGGGACATATGTAAGCATCCAACCACACCTCCCCACTGCTGAACTGGCAAACTATTGGAACCCATATTACACAGGCGAACCATTACCCCCATGCCCAGTATCAGGACACCCGCAGAGCACTAATTATTATTAGTTAGTGCAGTGGCAGTATGCCGACCCCGTATATAAAACGGGTAGGTACCGATAAGCTATAAACGACCCGATTCGAGAGGTAAATATTGAACGTTATACATAAAGTCAAAACCCATACGAAATCCAATACGATTTTTCATGATATGCAAAAAAATCCCGCAGAAAATTTTTCGCCTGTAGAGGTCGATCCCATAACTGGGAACTTCATGATTGATCTGCCTGAGTGGATGGTTAACGATATGGGGTGGTATGAGGGAACTATGCTACAATTAGACATATCCTCAGATAACGAATTAATCTTAAAAGAAAAAGAAGATGATTAAAGAAACTGATACCATATATCATTTTTACGCAGGTAAGGATTGTATATTACATTCGGTAAAAGAAGAAGATTTCAAAGTTACTTGGACTACACTTAAAGCAATGGTTGGTCTAATGCATACATCATATAAAGAAGAAGACCTATCATATACTAAGTTACCTGCACAAAAAATAGAGGTGGAAAACCCCTCTCTTGATGATCATTCATACTAATTGACAACCACTATATAATAGTGTATGATATGAATGTAATTACAACACATTATGGCTAAAGGATTTACAGTTAAAGCAAAAACCCCCGTCAAGTCCAAACCAAAAAAGGAAGAATGGGATTATGCTTTAGCAAGACAATTAATAAAAGGAAAAACAGTAGTATTCTGTTTACCTGGTAGAGGAGTAAGTTATATCTTTTTAAAGTCATTCGTTCAACTATGTTTTGATCTAGTACAAGCAGGAGCAAGTATTCAGATTTCTCAAGACTATAGTTCAATGGTGAACTTTGCAAGATGTAAATGTTTAGGAGCAAACGTTCTTCGTGGTCCTGATCAGATACCTTGGGATGGAAAGTTAAAGTATGATTATCAGTTATGGATTGATAGTGATATTGTATTCAACTCAGAGAAATTTTATCAACTTGTTCTGATGGCAACACCAGAAGAAGCAATTACGAAGGAAGATGTAGTACAGGATATACTTGATGATAAGGGAAATCCAGTATTAGATGGAGATGGTAATCCTGCAAGTCAGGTTATTGGACAGAACCTTAAGGTTGATCCGAGTAAGGAAAGATCAATTGTTGGTGGTTGGTATTGTACTGAAGATGGTCAAACTACTTCAGTTGCACACTGGTTAGAGGAGGATGATTTCCGATCTAATGGTGGAGTTATGAATCATGAAACTCTTGAAACAATACAGAAAAGACGCAAACCTTTTACAGTAGACTATACAGGTTTCGGATGGTTGTTGATTAAACATGGAGTATTTGAGCATCCAGAAATGCCTTATCCATGGTTCGCACCTAAGATGCAGGTCTTTGAATCTGGAGAAGTGCAGGATATGTGCGGAGAGGACGTATCTTTCTGTCTTGATGCGAAAGAAGCAGGTTTTGAAATCTGGTGCGACCCTCGTATCCGTGTAGGACATGAAAAGACTAGAGTTATTTGATATTAAGGTGGACGGGGAACTCGTCTACCAAAACTTAACTGAGGAAGAATACTTCGATACTATGATGGATCTTTCTCAGAAATTTTACAGCGAGGGAACCCCTCGACCTGAATCACTCGAAACAATACGAAAATAAACTATGGCAATGAAAGAAGGAGACAGAAAACCTAAAAAGTCTCGACAAGGAAGAGGTAAGCATTCAAAATATGCCCCCACATCGCGTAACTCGGCTCGTAAGAGATACAGAGGACAGGGGAGATAACTTAGATGCCCGCTTTAATTTGTAATTTACCTTCTTATGAAGTGTGGGTAAGAAAGGAATACTTAACCGACCATAAGAGTGGTCATGGTGAGTTTGTTAAAGGAGTATGGGTATCGGCTAAGAGCATTCCTGGTCGTGCCTTTTATTTTGAGACGTATTTACCCGAATATGCTGCGATGTTTGATAAGTTGCCGATTTCTGCGTTTGTTTCAGACCCAGAAACACCAACTCCAGACATGACATTGCATAATTTACAGTTTTGGAACTGTATGGACTATGGTGTAGTGGCAACTCAGAAGCAATTTGTGGGTTCAATGCACTATGAAATCTATACAAGAGACTTCGGAACGCAAAGTGGTACATATATTTGTACTTTAGACAACTATCATCAGGATGTAGACGCAATTGATTACTCAACTAGCGAACAACCTGCTGAACATAAGTCTTTTAACCTCTTAGAACTGGATAATGGGCAGTTTGCACTCTATCCTAACAACAGAATGAGGATATATGATAACAGTTTAACCCCAGAAACACCAAAAGTGCCCGATTTTAAGGTCTCAACGGTGTATTATCAGGTTGAAAATGGTCATGATAGAGATGGATTGGGTTCTGAGGACAATTATTACTGGAAAACAGCAAAAGAAAGGAATAATGATCCATCAGGTTGGGATCTAGTAGGTGAAGTAGGTGTCGGAAACACTGCATCTGAGTATTATATGACTACAGATCCAAGAATTGATGGCATAAACTACGGAGACATCCAAGTTGAGGGTATGAATTACACAGATTATCCAGAATTAGGGTGAAAAAACTACTTTTTATATCAGAAGATAAAGAAAGAGCATTAATACAGGAATTAGTGTATAAAATGAAGATGGCAAAGATGCCAATTCATCCAAAAAACACTTGTTTCCTGTGTGTTGCTCCTGATTACTCAGGAATTGCGACACAAATAATTTCTCATAGTCTAACAGTGGATGAAGAGATATTTAATATTGAATCAGTTAACGTTCCATACCCAGATGAAGACAAAACTGAGTATTTAACTGAATTTACACAGAATTTTATGAAGTGGCAGAGAAGATGGGATAAGTTTGTATTAGTTCAGTCTGGTGTAGTGCAAGGAAATAATTTGATGGAGTTATGTAACGTAATGACAAGGGCATCAGGTGCTGATTTGTATGCTGTAGCACTTTGTGAGAGCCAACATAGTCGTTTTAAGTGCAATTTAACGTCTTTACAGTACGATAGCGACCAATTTGACCTCCATTTTTGGTGGGAACAACCCAATAAACACTATCCGTGTAACTTATTGTAAAAAACATGCTAAATACAATGAAGAAGTATTGTATAAATGGCATCCCAATTAAGATCACGAGAATTTAGAGATATAAGTCTATCTTTTGAACCACATCCTGTTACAAAAGATATACCTGTATTGAGAGATACTGCGTGTATTCGTAAGTCTGTAAGCAATATCGTTCAAACTATTCGTGGAGAAAGATTTTTTGATAGTCTCTTCGGATCAAATGTTCGTAGATCTTTATTTGACTTTGTTGATTTTGCTACAGCATCAGTAATTGAACGTGAAATTACAGAAGCAATACTAAACTTTGAACCAAGAATCTCCAACTTAATAGTTAAAGTGGATGCAAATCCAGATGATAATCAATTTGAAGTAAATGTAAACTTCAGTTTGATCGGAGAATCTGCACCAACACAAGATTATACTTTCCTATTAGAAGCAACAAGATAATATGCCTTTTACTAAATTTACAAACTTAGATTTTGATCAAATCAAGACACAGTTAAAAGATTATTTGAGAGCAAATTCTACTTTTACTGATTTTGATTTTGAGGGATCTAACTTTTCGGTTCTTTTAAATACTTTAGCATACAATACTTACATTAACTCCTTCAATGCAAACATGGTTGTTAATGAATCTTTCTTAGATTCTGCAACTTTGAGGGAAAATGTCGTATCTTTGGCAAGAGGAATAGGATATGTACCTCGTTCTAGAACTTGTTCAAGAGCAAGTATAAGATTGGATGTAGAATGTTCAGCAAGTTTAGCAACACTTACCCTTGAAGCAAGAGGACCAGTATGTGTGGGTGCTACAGATGATAGTTCTTACATATTTTCTATACCAGAACCTATTACCACAGCAGTAGTAGATGGTAAAGCAAGTTTTGGTACACTCGAAGATCCAGTTTTAATATATCAAGGAGCACTTTTAAAGAAGAAATTTACAGTTGATGGTAGTTTAGATCAACGTTTTTTACTTGATAACCCATTTATAGACATACAAACCATTGTTGTTAAGGTAAAAGGTGTAGGAGAATCAGGTACTGGAAGAGAATATTCACTTGTTGATAATATTATTGGTGTTGGATCTGATTCGGAAATATATTTAATACAAGAAGTACAGGATGAGAAGTACGAATTACTCTTTGGAGATGGTATTTTTGGTAAAAAATTAGAAAATGGGACAGAAATTACAGTAACCTACATCGTTACAGATGGAGAATTGGGTAATGGAGCTGCTAATTTCTCATTTGCAGGTACATTTATAAACAGTTTGAACAATCCTGTTACAGTAACATCAGCACAATTAACTACAGTTACTAAAAGTACTAGTGGAACAGACATAGAACCCATAGAATCAGTTAAATATTTTGCTCCAAGATTATATGCTGCTCAATTTAGAGCAGTTACAGCAAGAGATTATGAGGCAATCATACAAAATATCTACCCAAACACTGAATCTATATCAGTTGTTGGTGGTGAAGAGTTAGAACCACCTGAATTTGGTACTGTTAGAATTAGTATCAAACCAAAAAATGGTGATTTTGTGTCAGATTTTGATAAAGACTTTATTTTGAGTAAATTAAAGAGTTATGCATTAACAGGAATTAACCAAAAACTTGTTGATATTAAAATTCTTTATGTTGAAGTTGATTCTTCAGTCTATTT